GCTCGAATCTTGTGAATCAGTATTTGGAAATTCAAGAGATTGATAAGACAAAAGCATATCGGTGTCACTGTTGTGAAAAGGATTTCAAGAGTGCTACATCATTCCATTATCATATTCTCAAGTGTCTAACCAGTCATAATATCCCCGTTTCTGTCTAAGAAAGAAAGGAGTCGTATCAACTTAGTCATTTTTTTCGACGAGATTCATCATTTGAATAAGATAATAGGTGTGATAGCCAGCAGCACCAAATCCAGCAATCGCTAAGAGTTCATAGGCTGCTCGGGGTGTCTGTTGCCCCATGTAGCCAATGTAGGTCAACAGGGGTCCCACAAAGAGGACATGGAGAAGATTTACCCAGAGGCTTTGAGAACCCGCCTTCGCTTTAAGAAAAGACTTGTATGCATGGTACAATGTTATTACGATACCCACTACAAAGGCTATTTTGTAGACCGTATGGGTCGTATTGGCACGACTTAGAGCAATATACAAGAAAAATGGAACTACAGCAAAAATGTGGAAAAGGCTTAATAACAAGTGTGTATCCATCTATAGAGATATCAGAGATGTCTGTCCAAAGTTTTTTGAACAAGTACTTCAAAACGGAGTCTACATCAAAGGTGGCACCTGAAGCTGTCTTGGAGCCCATGGTGGGAACAGTCAAGCGAGAGGAGTTTGCTATGAGACCTGTCCCTGTTCAGCAATATTCAAACCCGTTTCATATTTTTACAGATGGAGCATGCTCCGACAATGGAAAACGGACAGCCAAAGCTGGATATGGTGTTCACGTATATGCTGATGCAAAGTTGGATAAATCAGCCCGTTTATATGCTACGGAGCAGCAAACGAACAATCGGGCCGAGTTGAGAGGAATTCAAGCAGCACTCGATTTAGTCGATGAACATGGTGAGAACTGGCTCCAGACCCACACAGAAATCCGTATCTGGTCTGATTCAGAGTACAGTATTCATTGTTTGACCAAGTGGGCCAAGGGGTGGAAGAGTAAGGGATGGAAGAAATCCGATGGAGGTCATATTCAAAATATTGACCTTATCAAACCTTTGTATGAGCGGTTGGAGAGGATGCCTCGTGTCAAGTTACAACATGTAAGAGCACACCAGACAGCATTACAGACAGAATTTCCGTTTGATGGAAATCATAGAGCAGACCAACTTGCTACAAGTTCTCTGCGTTAATACTTCGCCTTCTCAGAATCAGACAGGCCGCGCCACATCTCGCCGATTTTCTTGCCCACCGCAATGATATCAGACTTCATCTCAGGGTGGTCCTTAATGATATTCTTGCGAGCCTCCTGCGCAAACTTCATGTAGGGACTCAGCTTGCGTGTGCTCTTGGCTTTCTTCTCCTTCTTGGATTTCTTGCCACCCACCATCGAGTTATTGGCGTTTGGTACACTCGGAGCAGTTGCTCCATTCTTAGAACTTACGAGCGTCAACTTGTATGTCAGTCCATCAATCACAATCTCAGTAGGGGTAGAGTTCATTCTAAAGAATATAAACTTTTCTTTTGTATGAAGCTTACCTTTGGAATTATTACAGGAGGTGGCCAAGATGACTTTATAAATAAAATCATTGATAGCATTGAAGAGGAGAAAATTCCAGACTATGAAATTCTTGTAGTTGGCTCTTTTTTGTCTGCTCGGAAGCATACAATCATGTATTTGTTCCCTGAAGAGATGATTCCGATGTGGATAACAAAAAAGAAAAATGTAATAGCCCAAGCAGCAAAGGGTGAAATTCTAGTTTTAATGCATGACTATATTCGCCTGGAGAAAGGCTGGTATGAAGGATTTCTACGATTTCAGACTGAAAATCCTGTATGGGATGTGGCCATGTGTAAACTAAACGATATATCAGGTCTTCGCTTAATTGACTGGATTGGATTGGCGGGTGATAAACTCTATGGGAATGTTCTCTTGCCTTATGAGTATTCTAATCCAAAAGGAATGTACGTCCCTGGAAATTTCTTTATGGTAAAACGTGATTTCTTACGCGCACATCCTTTGGATGAACGACGGAATTGGGGCATGGGTGAAGATATTGAATGGTCAAAACGTATTTTTGGAGGAATTGATACGTCCCCCTGGATCCGGAATCTCCTGGTCAAGCCTCTTGATATTGAGATTCCAGACCCTGAGTCTCCAGCGCAATATCATATGAATATTTATAGCACTGTTGTTTGTATGAAAGAGAAGCATATTCATCCACGGTATAGACATGAATATGATACGCACTCACCTGACATCGAAAGACCTATAGGATACAAACTAGAAGACTATGTCTACATGCAGAAACGGTTGGAGCGTAAAATTGAATCATGATGCCCCCCACCCCATTTGTACTCCCACCATACTTCCTCTCTGAAATGGCCAGACCTGTCAGACCCAGTGATTACTCTCTGGTTTCCCAGTTCCTCATGGACCCCAATACGATGCGCATGAGGCAGACAGACATGACAAGTTTCCATATTGCCATGGTGGTCCGGAGAGGAAAGATTCTTGCCGTGGCGTCCAACCGCGTGGGCTCTCGCTCCCAAGGATGTGGATTCTCCAATTATACGATTCATGCTGAGCGCAATGTCATCAAGCAGATTGGTGATATTAGTCAGCTGCGAGACTGCGACTTGTATGTCATGCGAATTCATCATAATCGCATGACAGACGAGAGATACTTTGGAAATTCAGCTCCGTGCCGTGACTGCTCTTTGTTCTTGGAAAAGTGTCAAAGGCGGTATGGTCTTCGGCACATTTACTTCACACAAAAGGAGGAGGAGCATTAAAAATAGGTTTGGAGCATCAAATCTGCATGCTCCAAGGCACCTTCCATCCAGGCTTGCCTTGTTGAGAAACTCTCGCCGCAGCAATAGAGATTCCTATCAGAAAAAGGTTTCATTGCTTTTTTTGACTCTTCATAAGGGTCGTAGGCTCCAGGAAGCCAATACGTGCATCCAGAGGTCCAGGGATGGCTTTTGAAAAAGAGAGGGTCAGGAATCTCAACCTCAGGAAACATTTTCCGAGCTTCCTCCACCAAGAACTCTCCCGTTTTTTCTTCTCCTTGTCTGTCTAATAAACGGAGAATTGTACGAGCATCATTACTCTCTGTATACGATATCATCACTGTTCCACAGGATGGATTCATGGGAATAAAGAATCGAATAGGACCCGCACTTGTTACCTTGGGAACACCCGTGAACCAACTTGTTCCTTTTTCAGTAGGAAAGACAGCATAGGTGCGAACAAGAGGCTCCATTTTGAGTTTTTTTAGGGTTGGCCACTGCTGAAAGAGTGGAATCTCTTCTAACGCATCACGATGAAGCGCACAAATGACTGTGGATGCCTCCCACAGAACATTACCTGAGTCCGTCTTTGTCTTTATCAAAAGAGGGTCCTGTCCTTGTATATCAACAACCGTTTGACCTTGGAAGAGTGTACCACCGAGGCTCTCAAATTCAGCTCGCATACCTTTTATAAGGGCGGAGAGTCCTTCTTGGACAACAACATATCCTTTGTAGGTTCCCATCTCATCTTGAAAGGATTCAAGGCCCAAATCAGCACGCATTGTATCGACTTCAGCTCTGTATGGAAACTGAAGCAAAAGAGCGTTTGTTTTGTCTTCTCCTAAAATGTCTGTGAGCACTTCACGAAGTGTGTGTCTCCCCAAAATTTCTGGGGATAGCTTGTCGAGTTCAGGAGAGAGAAGTGCCATTGTTTCTGTAAAAATATTCTGTGTAAGAACACCATCTTCTTCGTACATCATTTTGTCATCGAGAGGGAATGTGTGAAGTTTGTATTTGCGGATGAGTTGAAGAACCTTTGTATGACTGAGATGAACACGACCTGCTCCATTCTCCCATTGGACTGTGGAGCAGTTCCCTTTCATATCTTCTATTTTTTTATGATAGGTGACAACACGTCCACCCACGTAATTGTATTTTTCCAGAATCACTATCTTTAAAGAAGGTCTTTTCCGTAGCAATGTAATGCCACAACGAAGGCCTGCTATGCCTGCTCCAATAATAACTATGTCTGCGTTCATCTGTTTCTATTCTACAAACCGTTTTAGCCACTCGACAACCTTTTCTGTTCTAGAATCGCCCAATTGGCCCATGACTTTCTTATCTCTGATGACGAGGAATGTAGGTATATTGCGAATTCCACAATATCCTGCCGTATAGTCATTCTCATCAATGTCACATTTGAGCCATGTCGCTTTGGCTGCTGTTCTTTGAATTTCCTCCAAATTTAACTTCTTACATGCGTTGCACCATTTTGCTGTGAAGTACACAATGACAAACGAAGGAATCGGTTTGTCTGTAGGTACTCTACCCAGTAAGACCTCAAACTCCTCCTGGGTTCGGAGGAGGGTCATCTCGGTCATAGGCTTTTCGGGGATACTCATCGTCCTCTTGTCTCTTAGGAACACTGAATTTCCGTAAGAGAGCCGCAGCAAAGCCACCGACAATTAAGACTCCCATGCTCATAAGAAGAACTGTGTCCCATTCACTCGACATTGGAAGGATACCACCTCCAGCTTGTTTTTTCAACATCGGGTTCTCCGTCATTTCTGGCAGGGGAGGTGTTGGTATTGCTCCTGACAAAGCAGCCATTGCGAGTTTTTCAGGATTTTGCTTTGCTAATTGTGTCGCAGCATCAGAAACAGCTTCTACAGTTCCTGCGCCTTTGTCTGCCAATTCACTTGCTGCGTAGACAGGCCAGAATCGTTTGGCTCCAGCGCGGAACAAATCGTACATCGTTTCAATTCCCGTTCGTTGCCCTTTTTCTATAAGAATGGGTTTCTGCGTGATTGTATCCAAAATGAAGTCTCCTTTCTCATCTTTCTTAAACTGGTCAGCACGCATCTCTGTCTCTCGTTCTTTGTACGCATTTTTCTGTGCTATAGCTTCTTTCGTAGGCAAAATCAATGTTGCAGGATACTTATCCTGTAAGAAGACGAGCCCAGCAGTGGTTGGCCAAGGCCTGGATAAGCCATCTTTTTCTAATGTAGAGCTTCTGTAGATATCGATGACCTGATACAGCATATTCACAAAAATCGGCAGTATAAATACATTGCTGATTAGTTTGCTGAGACCACCCAAATAATCTCCATAGGCAATGTTGGGTAGACCAGTAAACCCCATCCAGGATGCTAGGACAACATAGAGGATGAAGAGGAAAGTCGCAACACTTCCATTAAAATAGGTGGAAGGATTTGTGAATTCATCTGTTTTTTCCTTGGTTAACCCATGAATCAATCGATATCCATGTCCACTCACACCAAGCGGTGTTGAGAGTCCATATTTTGCCACGAAAGAGCCATCGAAAAGTTGGAAAATGTCATATATCCACCACGCACCAAAAAAGAAGAGATTGACAATGAATTTTAAGAAGGCCGTAAGGGGAGATCGGAGTGCTATTTTATCGAGGCCAAAAAACCCACCCAATACAACAAGTAGACAATAGGGAGTCCACTCTAACATGTACCCGCCCCAGAAGTCTCCGTGGCTTGAATTTGGTTTGAAGCCTTCTTTGGAGTCTGTGCTCATTGCTATTTGATAGGATTCTTTGCTTTTGGATGTTTTGAACACTTTGGAGCAAGGAATTAAATCGTGAACAACAATCCACCAAATCCATCCACAACTCGGAGGACATTGTGATTGGTCGCATAGATGCGTGTGCTGCAGTTTCCTCTCGCGGGTACTGTAGCTTGGTTTGTTGTCAGCTGCCAGACAATACTATCGATGCGCGACGCATTTAGTGAGCCCGTGGGTTGTAGGTCCTCGGGTCTTAGAGCAAAGCTGTACACGTAAATAAAGTCTTCATTGGGAATCACTGTGTGACGTTGCCACGGTTGTACAAGTCGGAAATATCCAGCATCACGCTCTTGGAATCTGTCTTGACCATCAAGTTGGAGAATCGCACTTGACAAGAGGTCTCTACGGACACCCACTTCTGAAATAGGCAAGCTGCTGTAGTTGAACCATTCGTGATAGCTTGCCATAATATTTCGCTGAAGCACAAAAATAAATTCGCGGATGGGGTGATTGAACTCGACACGGCATTGGAACTGGGAGCCAGATTCAGGCAAACCAATGCTGGGTGTGTACTGGATTTGCTCAATCAGATACTCGTGAGTATTGCTGACAAAACGACGGCGCTCATCGACATCCAAGTAGACATAGTCTCCCCACAACTGCATATTCGTGATTTTCGCTTGGTTCACGGCTAACGTATCACAATTGGTCACTAATTCCGTCGTGTAGAAGAGCTTTTGGAGAGGCTTCAACGTAATGTTAATGCGAATCGGATGGTACTGAAGTGCTAATAATGGCAAGAAGAGTCCGGGGTTTTTACAGAACCAGAAGCGCAAGGGAATATAGAGTTTCAACGGTCCATACAGCGTAGGAGGCATATAGCCATCCACCTTGCCAATCATATCATAGAATCCGAACTTCTGGTCCTCGGTTGTTGTAAGGTCAGACCAAATTTCCATCCATTCACCAGTCTGTTTATCAATTTCTTGCTCGCCCACTTCAATACTAATTTCTTCAATAAGTGCGTGACCAATGGAGTTTGCATACGAAACAGGAGTATTTGTTCCAGCTAAGGTGAGTGCTGGTAATGTTACTTCCAAAAAGACAGGCCCTAATAAGTCACCACGACGAGGAATTAAACAGGTAAGGCGTTTTCCAAAATCGGGGTCACCATCAAAATACATAGGCATGCTCTCAATCGCAAAGTTTGTATAGCGTCTGTACACCATCTTGAACCATGTAATTTGTGGATTTCCGGTCAGGAAGACGTCCTGTTTTCCTCGTGCGACCAGTTGAAGTAAGCCACCGCCTCCAGTCATCTAATCTATCTCTATATGATGTGTGCTTAAATTCCCTGGCGGTTCTACGAAGCGCCAGAGAATTCGCAATGTACACTTATGTTGATTG